TCGGACCAGAGCGTCATCTACACGAGATTTCAGCCGAGCCCCTCGACGGTTTACGACAACGGCTCGATCATCGGGGTCACCGGGCAGAATGCCGGCTACACCCGCACGATCGGCAAGATCAGCCCCACCTTCTTCACCGACGGCATCGGTGCGCTCTACCCGATCTATTTCCTGAAGCCGTTTGTCTTCCCGGTGGTCGCCGGCACCGATCAGTTTCAGCTGTTGCCGGGCTGCGACCACACGCTGGCGACCTGCACAAACACCTTTCAGAACCAGCTGCGCTTTGGCGGGTTTCCCGACATTCCGCCGCCCGAGTCGGCGATTTAATAAGGCATTTCTCAAATGGTAATGATGCTGGCGCCGCCAGGCGCGACGGTTGGCCAATCGGTCAAGGTGCTGTCGGGCGCGACCTATACCATCGACAGCTACAGTTTTGTCTCGGTCACCTCACAGTTCGATGTGGTCTACCTGCAGAACCAGGGGTTTTCGCAGCTGCCCGGCGGTCGCTACAACTTGACCGCAACCACCGACCCGGCGGCTGGCAGTGACAACACCCAGGATTTCGCACCGGGCTCGCTGTGGATCAACACCACCGCTTCACCCAATCGCGCCTGGCTCTGTGTTTCGGCCGCGACCTCGGCGGCGGTGTGGCTGCAGATCTCGATCGGCGCGCTGATCGCGACCGCCAACGATGCCAACCTCGCCAATCTGACGCTGACCGCGCTGCTGACCCAATCGGCGGCGACCGCGGTCACCCCGTTCAATGGCGGCGGTCAGGGCAGTGCCACCGCGCTGACCACGTTTATCAGCAACGTCAGCTCGTCGATCGGATCGTCGGCGCCCTTTGACAGCACCAAGCTGCAACCGGCAGCCGCGGGGCTGTCGCAGATCGTGCTCAATACCTCGAGCCACTCGATCGCCTTGTTCCCGAACGGCTCGGACGCGATCGTCCTCAACGGCACCAATTTCGGGGCGTCCGCCAGCATCGTGATCCCCGTCAACTTTGTGTTCATCGGCTGGGTCACCGCGAGCGGCGTCTGGACCGGGCTGCTGTTTGGAACAACCGGCGATGTCAGCGGGCTCGGGTTCACCGTCAACTTCATCTTCAACACCAACAGCGCGACCTCGGGCACGACCTTGACCGGCGCCAACCTCACCGGCGCGCTCCAGGAAGTCACGCTGGACATGACCGGCACGATGACCGGCGACAGCAACGCGCAATTGCCGACCGTCGCCAATCTGGTCGCGGCGATCCCGAACCTGATGAACGGCTACGTCTACAAATTGCGGATCATCAATTCGAGCTCGGCCAACCACGTCTGGACGGTGACCACCAACACCGGCTGGACATTGAACGGTACGATGACGATCGCGCAGAACACATGGCGCGACTACTTGCTCACACTGACCTCGAGCTCGGCCGCGGTGTTGCGAGCGATCGGCACTGGCACCTTCTCGTAATCGATCATATCGCGCCCAGTGTCACCCGGATCGTGACCGCGACCGAATAGCCGTCGCGCCGTTCGACGCGTCGCGACTCGATGAACCCGCCCTCTGCCTCGGCCGGCAGCCGAATGTCCTTGTTGGCTTTGGCGAAGGCCGAGATCGCGGCACCTCGTACCGCGTCGTCGTCGTCGGGTGTCTGCATGGGGGACGAGCATGCCCGATCTCGATCCGCGCCGCCAGGCGATCATCGCCGAAGCCCGCACTTGGCTTCACACCCGGTTTCACCACCGGGCCTGGGTCAAGGGTGCCGGCTGCGACTGCCTCGGGCTGATCTATGGCGTCTACCGCGCGGTCGGTCTCATCGACGAAGTCAAGATCCCGTTCTACCGGCCCGACCAGATGCACCACCGCAATGAGGAAACCTACTATGAGGGGCTGCTGCAATACGGTCATAAGGTCGCACACCCCGAACCCGGCGATGTCGCCTTGTTCCGCTATGGCCGCCTGCTCTGGCACGGCGCCATCGTCATCCTGTGGCCCCGCCTGATCCATGCCTTTGCCGAGCGCGGCGAAGTGTGCCTGGGCGACGCCGACCAGGGCCGATTGCGCGGCCGCGAGGTCGTCTTCCTCTCGGTGTTCTGATCGATGAGCCTGTTCCGCACAACCACTCCCTTTTTGCAGAACAACGCCTGGCAGCATCAGTCGCAGAACGCGCTGCGCTACAACACCAGCCAGGTCGGCTCGGTCCTGCCCTTGTGCTTTGGCACGGTGCGCCAGCAGGTCAATCTGGTGGCGCTCGGCGATTTCATGGGTCCCGGCGGCGGCAAAAAGGGCAAGGGTGTCGGACCACTGCCGATCGCCGGCACCAACACCGTCGCGGGCGGCAAGGGCGGCGGCGGCAAGGGCAAGGGCAAGGGCAAGAAGAGCCAGGACTTTTCCGTCGACCTCGCGGTCGCCTTGTGCCAGGGCCCGATCACCTACAACGGGAACAACCTGGTCTTTGCCAATTCCTCGGTCGAGGCGTTCTCGGCGACCGCCTCGGGCGCCGGCAAGGGGAGTTCCGGCAACCAGCTGAATTTTTACATCGGCGACGACGGCCAGGACATCACCCACCCGGTCGGCAGTGTCAATTATTCCGGCACCTGCGTCGTCACCGCGACGCCGATCGACCTGGGGCCATCGCCGGCAATCCCCAATCTCAGCTTTGAGATCAGTGCGCTGTTATACACCACCGGGGGAGCGGGTTTCCCGGCCGATGCCAACCCCGGCGAAGTCGTCACCTCGTTTCTGACCGACCCGCGCTTCGGTGCCGAATTTCCGGCCGCCAACCTCGACGATTTGGTGGGCAGCGGCCAGGGCACGACGTTTGGCGAATACTGCAAGACCTTTGGCCTGCTGATCTCGGTGTCATTGGACGGTCAGCAGAAAGCGGCGCAATGGCTCGAGGGCATCTCTCGCCTGCTCAACACCGCGCCCGTGTGCTCGGGCGAGCTGCTCAAGTTCATCCCCTATGGCGACATCCCATTCGCCAGTAACGGTGCGAGCTGGAACCCGAACCTGGTGCCGGTCTACGCGTTGACCGATGCCGATTTCATCCCGTGGCATCCGCATCAGGACGGCGCCGACCCCGAAATCGGTCAGGACGATCCGATCATCCTGACGCGCAGCAACCCGGCCGACGCGTTCAATTGGTTTTCCATCGAGTACCTGGACCGCGCCAACTTCTACAATTCGACGGTGCTGGCGGTCTATGACCAGGGGGCGATCGACCAGTATGGCTTGCGCATCGGCGACAGCCTGCCCGGCAAGTGCTTTGCCAATGCCGGCTCGGCGCAGGTCGCGGCCCAGCTCTACCTGCAGCGCACGCAATACATCCGCAACACTTATAAATTTCAGATCGGCTGGGACAAGGCGCTGCTCGAGCCGATGGACATCGTGCTGCTGACCGGCAGTGCCGGCGACGCCTACCTCTCCAATGAGGCGGTGCGGGTGACGTCGATCGAGGAAAACGACAATGGTGATCTGACGGTCGAGGCCGAAGAGGTGGTGACCGGCAAGCAATCGCCGACACCAACCGCGGTCACGCCGAGCGGGCCGATCCCGCCGGCAAACCCGGAATGCTCCGTCAATTTGACGGTGCTCCAAGAGACGGTCTTCAATTCGGACCTTTCTGACAACATCAATGAAATCGTCAATTCGGGCGGTTGTGTCGGAGGCGGCGCGCCTCCCTATACCTGTTCTTACCTGCACCCAGACGGGTCGGTCATCCCGGGTCATATTGGGGTGGGCGGCATCGACTCGGGTGGCTGCCCCTGTGTCGTCCTCGTGTTTGTCGCTTTCGGCCAGTACCAGCGGACGGGGACCGTTGACGGCAACCAATACGACACCGACCCGGAAACGCAACAGGTCTCTACCCCGAGGCTGGGCAACTTCCAGCGCCGCGGCGTTCAGACGATGTATGCGCCGATCAAACAAGTTATCGGTGGCGATCCTGGCGAATTGTATCCCGGTATATTCAAGCAGGAATTGTGGTGGGCACCAGCGCCCGATGGGGTGTTCGGCGACCCGGTCGAGGACCTAGTGCAAGTGGTGCTGAGCAGCTGGGTCAGTAACGTTCAGATCTGGACGATTGCGGTGACGGGCTTTAGCGCAGCGGGTGTCATGAACCCGTGGGGCCAGAACGCGACGATCTACAACGCCAATTGGAGCTTCGACGGTACGCAAATCGTCGTCGAGCATGAATATACCGATGCCCCAGGCGACATGGTGCTGCGTTGGGCGGTCTCGGTCTTCAATGTCGCGAATTGTGAATATCCCACCGGCTATCGCGACGGGTTTTTGTACCAAGAGGTGCCCCCTACCTTCCCCCTTCCCTGCAGCAGTGGCGTTGGCGACCCTTTTCTGATCACCGGTATAGACTACGGTACTTGCGGCTTGCCGGGACCGGGCTCGACCTATATGGGCGACGGCACCTTCGCGGGCGGCTTTCGAAGCGAGATCAGTTACGGCGGCGGCGGCAGATTCGCGCCGCAGCAGGTCAATCAGAGCTCCGGCTTTATGTTCCCGCAATCGGGTCAGTGGTACTTGTGGCCATTGTGGATGGCGCTGGTCGACTCGATTCACTTTAGTTGAGGGGGGCGCCAGGATGGCATTGCCCGCGAGACCGATCAATGCGCATGACTGCGGGCAGTGAGTGATGGCGCTGGCCCCGATCTCGCCAACCGGTGTGGCGACCGCGTTTCTCTACGCCAGGCAGACCACGACGACCGGCACCGGCATCGCACCGCAATTGAGCGTCAGCCCCGGTTATACCAACCGGCCGATCATTTTCGAGCCGCCCGGCAAGCTCTCGGGCGGCGTGCTGAAGGTGTGGATCATCGCCACCGGCCAGAACAGCAATTGGGGCGGCTGCTCGGTCTGGGTCAGCATCGACAACACGACCTATACGCCGATCGGGACGATCCTCACCGGTGGCATCCAAGGGGTGCTGAGCTCGTCGTTTGCGAGCGGCTCCGACCCCGACACGACCGATACCTTGTCGGTCGATCTGACGATCAGCCAGGCGCAGCTGATCGCCGGCACGATGGGCGACGCCGATGCGTTTTTGACCCTGTGCTATTGTGATGGCGAGCTGATCGCCTACAGCGACGCGACATTGACCAGCGCGTCTCACTACGATCTCGACACCTATATCCGCCGCGGCTGCTATGGCACGACGATCGGCGCGCACGATGCCGGCACCCAATTCGGGCGCATCCTCGCCTCGACATTTGCGTTTGACTTCCCGGAAAATCTGGTCGGCGACACGATCTACTTCAAATTCCCGGCGTTCAATACCTTTGGCGGCGGTGCGCAGGCGCTTGGCGATGCGATCGCCGTCCCCTATACGCTGACCGGGGTCGGCGTGGTCAACAACAACGCCTGGTATCAGTCGTTCTCGGTCGGCGGCGCGTTCACCGATCTGCCGATTGACCCGTGGGACAGCAATTACGAGATCTTTGACATCCAGGCACCGGTGGCGCTGACCTTTGCCGTCAACTTTGCCGGTAGCCAGACGCCCGGTTGCGAGATCGCCCCGACCGCGGACGTCACCTTGACATTCCAGACGATCCATGCCGGCACCGCGACGACCGTCGGCACGATGACGATCAGCTCCGGCATGACGACCGGCAGCTACACCGTGGCGTCAGGCTTCACATTGCCGGCCGGCGACCGGCTGCGACTCTACGCGCCGGCCGGGGTCAATACGCACATTGCCGGCGCCTTTGGGACGATTTACGCGACCCGCTGAGCCCCCTGATTTCTGTTTAAGGAGTTCTTTCCGTGACTATTGAAAAGGTCATGACCGTTCTGCTCGTCCACGGCGAGGGCGACCGGGCCACGGTCAACGCGTTGCAGCGTCATCGCAACAACGTCGAGCTGTCGAATTTCGCCCGCTTCAATGCCGGCAAGCCGGTGCCGCAGCATCTCTCCGCCGAGCCCGACGAGCCGCCCGACGTCGTGGTGCTGCTGGTCGACGCCGATGGCCGGCGCGTCGAATGGCCGGTCAGGACCTGGGACGAGGTCGAGCAATGGCAAGCGCTCGCCGGCTGGGATCCGGAGAAGCGCCACTGGCGGCACGGTGCAGCCGTGACGCTCGCACTGAGCTAAGGAGCGCATTCCAATGTCTGCAGGGCGTACTTACACGATCAATTTCCGCGCCGTCAGCATTTCGGCGGTGCAGGATCTCTGCGCCGCTTATGCCGGCGCCAGCATGGGCATCGAGGTGGTCTCGATCACCTTGGGCCAGGTCACGCAGACCGCGGTCGAGGAGTGTGCGATCTCGATCAAGCGATTGACGGCGGCGGTGAGCGCCGGCTCGGGCGGCAGCGCGTTTACGCCGACCCTCGACACCGACACCGATGCGGCGGCGACGTTTACCGCGCGGATCAACGACACCAGCCAGGCGACGGGCGGGGCGACAACCTATCCGCATGTCGATGTGTGGAACCAGGTCAACGGCTACCAGTGGATCTTTCCGGAGCGCGCGCGGCCAAGCTGCAAGCTCTCCGAGGCGCTGATCTTCTCGCTGGATGGGGCGCCGGCGGGGGCGCGCACTGCCTCCGGCAGCATGAAGATTCGCGAACTCTTCTAGCCGGTGGGGCGCGACGATGGCTGTGGTCTTCATCGACGGCTTCGACAAGTACGGGGCGCTCAACGCCGTAACCGGCAATGTCGGCACGCTGCTGCTCGAAGGCGAATGGACCAGCCAAGCCGCGGGCTCCCCGACCATTGTCGCCGGGCTCAGCTCCACCGGTTCGGCGATGCAAATCGTCTACGGGGCCAGCTCCGCCGCAGATCTGATCAAGACGTTCAGTTCGACCTGGACCCGGCTGATCGGCGGGATCCGGTTCAACGCCAATCTGGTCGGCCAAAATAGCGGCTTTGGCTTTGCCAGCAATGGCACGTCGGCCTGCACGATCACGATCAACACCGCCGGCACGATCAGCTTGCGGACCGGGAATAACGGCGGGACGGCGCTCTCGACGTCATCATCGACCGTCAGCGCCAACGCGACGCACTACCTCGAATGGGACATCACCTTTGGCGCGTCGTCCTCCTACCAGGTGTGGCTCGACGGCGTGTCGATCTTTAGCGGCACCGGCAACACCGCCAACGGTGTCAGCAATGTCAACCAGTTCCAGTTCTTCGGGCAAAGCCAGACGATCATTTTCGACGATTTCTATCTGTTCGACTCAACCGGCGGCACCAACAACGCGGTGCTCAACACCAACCCGCGGATCGAGACGCAATTCCCGACCGCCGACAGCTCGGTGCAGTTTTCCTTTGGCGCGGCCATTCTGGGCTCGGCCGAGCAGACGACGGTCAGCACGGCCAGCCCGGGCGCCAACCAACTAATCCTGCGTACCTACACGCCGACGGTCGCCTGTGTCCTCAATTCGGTGGCGTGCGTCCCGAACACGACCAATGGCGCCGCCAATTTCAAAGGGGTGCTCTACGCCGACAGCGCCGGCGTGCCCGGATCGTTGCTCGCCACCGGAACCCAAGCCACCGGCACGATAGCGGGCAGCACGCTGACGAGCCCGTTCTCATCGGGTCAGACATTGACCGCGAGCACGGCCTATTGGCTCGGCTTTATCACCGACACCAGCATCACCTTCCAGGAGTCGGACACCAATGCTACCGGGCGGTCAAAGTCCAACACCTATGCCTCGGGTCCGCCCAACCCGGCCGGGTCGACCACCGGCGGGCAGGCGTCTTTCCTGATCTACGGCAACCTGACCGGGGTTGCGGTCGACTATTACGAGGTCTCGGTCAACCCGCCGCCCGGCGACATCAGCTATGTCTTCGCGTCGAGCTCGGGGTACGAGGATTTGTACTCGTTCCCGGCATTGTCGACGACGCCGCTCAACATCTACACGGTGGCGGTCAAGGGCAACATCAAGAAATCCGACACCGGCGCGCGCACCGTCAATCTGCAGTGCAAATCGAGCGGCACCGACAGCGCCGGCAGCAATAGCGGGCAGGCTCCCGGCACGACCTATGGCTGGCTCGAGTCGTTTTTTGACACCGACCCGAATACCGGCTCGGCGTGGACCGCGAGCGGGCTCAACAGCGCCACCAGCGGCGTCAAGATCGCCTCATAGGAGCCGGCGCGATGGCTTTACTGTTCTGCGACGGGTTTGACAAATACGGCAACGCCACCAACCAGAACGTCCTCGCCAATGTGACCGCGGCGCTGACCGCGGGTGAGTGGACCAGCACGACCAGTCTCATCAGCACCACCGCGATCGTGGCGGGGCTCAGCGCGATCGGCTACGCGCTCCAGTTCGTCTCTTCGTCTCAAGGCCTCAATGTGTTGAAGACGCTGGCCACGAACTACTCGCGGCTGATCGGCGGCATCCGCATCCAGTCGTCGCTGATTGGGGCTTGCGGCGTGGGGTTTGCCGATAGCGGCAGTTTCCAGTGCGGCATCCAGATTCTCACCACCGGCCAGCTGTCGCTGCGGACCGGAGCCAGCCTCACCAGCGTGACGGCGACGTCGACCGTGGTGGTCAGCGCCAATTCGACCCATTATCTCGAATGGGACATCACCTTTGGCGCGTCGGCCGCCTACAACATCTACCTCGACGGCGTGTCGATCATGAGCGGCACCGGCGCCACCAAGACGACGAGCAACAGCACAGCCAACCAGTTCGTCCTGTTCGGCACCGGCTCGGTGCCGGCTGTCGTCGACGACCTCTATTTGTTTGACAGCAGCGGTGCGACCAACAATGCGGTGCTGCTGACCAGCCCGCAGATCGAGACGCAATTCCCGACCGCCGACAGCTCGGTGCAGTTTTCCTTTGGCGCGGCGGTGCTGGGGCAGGCGACGCAAGGCGTCTCCACCACAAATGCGCCCGGTGCCAACGAGCTGTTTCTGCGCAAATATACCACCGGGCCGAGTGCGACCCTCGCCTCGGTGTCCTGCATACCGGGTGCCACCAATGCCAGCGCCAAGTTCAAGGCGGTGGTTTATGCCGACAGCAGCGGGCCGACCGGGTCGACCTTGGCGACCGGTGCGGAGGTCACCGGCACCACCAACGGCACGACGCTGAGCAGCACTTTCGCCAGCCCGCCGACGCTATCGGCGAGCACCCTCTATTGGATCGGCTTTATCACCGACACCTCGGTCGTTCTGCAGGAATCCGACGCCGCCCTCAGCGGTTCCTCCAAAGCCAACACCTATGGCTCGGGGCCGCCGAGCAGCCCGGCGATGACCGCCAACCAGGCGTCGTGGGTGATCTGGGGCAACCTCAACAGCACCGGCGTCAACTGGTACGAGGAGAACATCGACCCGCCGCCCGGCGATGTTTCCTATGTCACCTCGAGCACGTCGGGGAACGAGGACCTCTATTCGTTCCCGGCGCTGACCACGCCAAACCCGACCACGATCTATTCGGTCGTCGTCAAAGGCTACGTCAGGAAGACCGACTCGGGCACGCGCACGGTCAGCCTTCAGTGCAAATCGAGCGGCACCGACAGCTCGACCAACACCGTGGCACCGAGCACGACTTATGCCTGGATCGACGCCAATTTCGACACCGATCCCAACACCAGCTCGGCGTGGGGCGCCACCGCGGTCAATTCGGCGACTTCGGGCTTCAAAGTAGCGTCCTGACATGGCGACGAGCGCGCGGTCTGGCGGTGTCGTCCGCGAGGTCCTGCGCTTCAATACCGGCGGGCTGCGGGCCGGCGGGGTCGTCCGCGAGATCATCCGGGCCAGCACTCCGCAGGCCCGGATCAGCGGTGTGGTCCGCGAGGTCCTGGTCCAGGACACGACCAGCCAGGTCAGGACCGGCGGGCTCATCCGCGAGGCGCTGGTCAACGGCTCCAACAGCAGTGGCGCGACCCGGGCCTATGTCGACGGATTGGTGCGCGAGGTCCTGGTCTTTGGCTTCGGGCCCGCAAAGCCGGTGCCACCCGGCCAGGCGAAAAAACACCACGTCCTCGCCGAGCTCGATCGCCACACGCAGTTTGAAGAGGAGTTTTTCCCCGGCTTCACCAAGCGCGTCGTTATCGTCGTCCCGGCGCCGGTGCCGCACATCAAGCCGTACCACCACGTTGCGCGCTACGAGGAACCCGAACCGGAATGGTCGCCGCTGCGGCGACCGCAGGCGATCTCGCCGCTGCCGGTGCCGCACATCAAGCCGTACCACCACGTTGCGCGCTACGAGGAACCCGAGCCCGAATGGTCGCCGCTACCGCGACCGCAGGCGATCGCACCACCGCCGCTCCCGCTCTACCGGCCGTGGCGACACGGCATTCTGTTCGAGGATCTGCCCGAGGCCGAGCGGCGGTCATTTGTACCGCCAACGCCGCCGCCGCCAACCGCCGTCGTCTTGACGCGACCGCCGCCGATCTTTGCCCACGACGAAGACGAGGCCGACTGGTTGCCGCACCGGCCGTTTGGATTTGTCGCAGCGCCAACGCCACCGCCGACGCCCGAAATCACCGAGAGGTATTTCATCGCCAATATGGGCCGGCTGATGAACCGACCCTGAGAGGACCGCAGCATGGCGACGAGCGCTAGGGCCGGCGGGCTCGTCCGCGAGGTCATCCGGATCAGCAACGCTTCGCTGATCGCCGGCGGTGTCGTCCGCGAAGTCATCCGGGCCAGCACCCCGCAGGCCCGGATCAGCGGTGTCGTCCGCGAGGTCCTGGTCGAGGACGTACCACAGGCCAGGGTCAGCGGTGTCCGCCGCGAAGTCCTCGTGGAGGACCAGCCGGACAAGTGGGTGCTCGGGCCACGTTGGCCGCGACGGATGGCGGTGATCGAAGAACCGGAAAACGACCCCGACTTTGAAGCCTTGGCTCTGGTCCGTCACAGACGCGCGGTCGCCGTTGCGCCGAAGAAAAAAGTCCTGCGCCCGTTTGTGTCGATCAACATCTAGCCCGTAACTCCCAACCACCCGGAAGCCCGCCGCTGGCGGGTTTTTTTTTGCCCAAAAGGGGGCCGCCCCAATGAGTAAGCTCTTCATCACTGAGTACGCGAACGTCGTGTTCGACGCGCGCGGCGAGTCTGTATTGGCGCCCGAAGAGCCGGCGCTGGCCGACCAAACGCCAATCGATTTCTCCGATGGCATGCCGCATCCGAGTGCCGTCTTCAACAGCCAGACGCGCTACGTGATGATCCACACCGACGCGATCTGCTCCTATGTCGTCGGCGTCAACCCGACCGCCACGGTCCTCAATCGCCGGATGGCGACTAGCGAGACGCGGTTCTTTGGGCTGAAAGCCGGCGGCGGCCTCAGCCTCTCCGTCATCGCGAACACGTAGGAGAGCGACGATGCTGGGATCGCGCGGTACGACGCCGCCGGATGTCGTCGCCGGGCTCGGGGTATTGGCCGAGCTGTTAAAGAACATCGATCTGACCTTGGTCGGGCGCCTCGAGGAACTGCAGGCCGAGGAGCGGCGCATCAGCGAGCAGCGCGCCGCACTACAGACGGCCGAAGCCGAGAACCAAGCGCGCGTCGGGCAGTTGGAGCAGCGCAAAGCCGAGATCGCCGCGGCCGCCGCCGAGGTCGCCGCGGCCGCCACTGCCGTTGCCGATCGCGAAGCCGAGACGGCACGCCGCGAGGCGAGCGTTGTCGATCAGCGCCGGGTGCTCCAGGCGCGCGACGCAGCCTTGGTCGAACGCGCCAGACAGCAGGATCAAGCCGAGCGCGACTCTGCCGACGCTTGCCAGAGCGCGCGCGACAAGATTGTGGCCGAACACCAGGCGGTGCTGGAGCAGATCGCCAAGGACCGCCAGCAAGCGGCGACCGCTGCGCAGGAGGACGAGGCCACGCACGTCGCCCAAATCGGGCGGCTGCACGAGGTCGCCGTTGCCGAGCTCGATCGCCAGAAGCGCGAGCTGCTGCAACGCGAGGCCGCGCTTGCCGACCGCGAGAAGGCCATTCGCGACCGCGCCGCACAGCTGCGCGCCGCACTCGGCGAGTGATGGAGGACTGCGGCAACTGTCACGCCTGCTGCGATCGCCTCGAGGTCGTCGATCTCGAGCCGCCAAAGCCGTTTCTGGTGCGCTGCCCACACGTCCTAATCGGCCGCGGCTGTGAGATTTACCCAAACCGACCCAAGAGCTGCCGCGTCTTTGCGTGCACCTGGCTGACAAGCCAGAGCGGCCGAGGGCCGAATGGCGAGGCCTGGGACCGGATGCCGCCCGAGATGAGGCCCGACCGCTGCGGCGTGATTTTCGCCCCGATCGACGAGTTCAAACCCAGCACGCGGCTGCATGTGCACGTCGATCCGAAGCGGCCCCGGGCGTGGCAGCGCCAGGACGTCAAGCGTTGGCTCGAGCGCATCGTCAACCGCGGGATCCCCGTCCTCCTGCGTGTCGGCCACAAGAGCACCGTGCTGCGCCGAGATCTCCCCAACATGCGCCGCCGCCCGGCGTGAACTCCGCGAGAGACAAGCCCATGAAGCTCGAAGCCTGGCACAGCAGCGAAGACAAGCGGCGCTGGAAGATCGTGCGCACCGACAATTACACCGATGTCCCCGGCGAGATCGTCACCGCCGACGAGGCCACAGGCGAGTGCAGCATACATGTCGGCGGTGAGACCAAGACGCTGAGCTTTGGGCCCGGCGGGATCCGCATTGTCGGGAGCGGGCGAGGATGAACACCATCGAGCCGCGCCCGGGCAACGCCCATGACAACAACATCGAGATCGCGGATTTTTACGATCTGCGGGCCGAGCTGAGGACGCACAGCGCGACCGATGCGCTGCAGTTTGAGCAGATCAAGCTCAAGCTCGACGAGATCGGCAACATCGTCAGCCGCATCAGCTGGGCGGGCTGGCCGATCGCGATCGGCGTCTTGACCCTGCTCTACCACACCTTCGCCAAATGAAATGACCTAGCGCGGAACCTTTGCTGGGTTCGACACCGCGCTTTGACTCCGGCCCGACTCCCTCGACATGGGGGAGTCGGGCCGGTCTTTTTTTGTGCCTTGGGGGACCTATGACCATCGAGCGGCTGCTCTA